CCTCCCTCTTGCCAATCTCCATACCCCGGCATTATTGCTCCTACTGTTGGCCCTGACGTTCTTTGCTGCGCATAAAAACCACCGCCCATAGGGTCAAAATCAGCCGGGCCGGGGCTAGTAACCTTTGGCGTAACGCCACCGGGCTGTTCTGCTGGTATATCAATACCAGTGCGAAACTGGAGAGGCTTTCCTGCCTGCATTCCCCACCCACCTGCTTCTTGTACGGCTCGCGACATTGCAATAGCTGCGCTAGGTGCAGTAACGGGATGCCAGAAAACTTCACCGTCTGGTGCTGTTAGAGGAACGTTATATCTTGGCATCTTACATTCTTCCTACTGGATTAACCCTAGGGCCGGGGCCACCGGGCATTCCCGGTGGTGCTTGGTTAGGGTTGGGTGTTTGCGGGAAACCCTGCATCGGAGATGGCATGACCCCGCCAGCTACGCCGGGAGGCCCGGCTGTTCCGGGTGGTGGCCCCGGTGGTGGCCCGGCTCCTCCACCTTCTGGGGGAGGGGGCGCGCCCATCTGTTGCGCAGCCATAACCAGTTGCTGGAACTGAACATCCTGCGCAGCTTCCTGTTGCTGATCCTGCTTCAATGTTTTTCTTAGAAGGTCTAAGTAAATCATCGCTTTTTCCTGCTCGCCCGTCTGCATCAGACCCTCTATCAAGGTAAGCAGTAACGCCTTCGGCTCAGTAACGTGAGCCTGTTGTGCGCTAATAGCATTCTTGAATTGGTCAACATCATTTATCTGCATGACGTTTTCCCAAATCCACTCGTCAGGTGCCAGTGGCCTGTCACCGTCACGCATCATCTGTGCCATTGTGACAAGTTGTGGCTCGTCCTGTGGCATTCGTACACCAAACTTTATATCAATAGCCCCGGCACCTTCAAGGTCTGCGGGCTTTATCTCTTCATTGAAGTAGTTGGAAATATCGTTATGCCGACCTCTTACGTCGAGAGCAGAGAATCCACCAGTCTCGTACTGCATGGATATGATCTCTGACATCTGTTTATAGCAGGAAGTCATCGCCTGTACGCGCGGTTCAATCTGGTGTGCTGACCCTTCCTGAAGAACCTTGGCTGCGAATCCTGAGATAGCAAACGGCAGTTCGCCATAACTAACGTTAGATAATCCACCACGCTGAATCTCACCAGAGATTAAACCCACGAAGTTGCCCGTATCGAGAGGCATCGTGATCTCATCCATTAGCGAGATGTCAGTCCCGGCAGGGAGTGGGACTTCCGACCCGTCTTGCCAAGGGTCGGTATCCAGCGTGGTGGTTCCGTCAGGAGAAATAATCTTGTAAGGTCGCCTGACAGCACGCCTTACCAGTGTCTTGTACGCACTCATTGCAAAGTTCAAGTCTTCGTAGAGTGTGCGGTTAGCAGAAAATATAGACTCGCCATAGTCACGGGCAGTGTCGTCACCGGAAAGATCATCCTGTATCCACGGTGCCGGGCCGACTGCTCCTAAGAATACGGGCGCGCAAGGGTTGCCATCCATATCCCTAACATTGTGCTTGGTTAGTCGTTTACCGTACTTGTTTTCATCTTTGTCGCCAACGACGATTACTGCGTTCTCTGTCCTTGAGTAGTAATCCCAGACAGTAACACCACCGCTTGTCTCGCCTTCTATTGTCGGCTCAACGTCTACGTTATAGCGAGTCTTTACTGATAAGGCTGACCGTTTAGATTTATGGGCAAGCCAGACAATACCTAGGTCATCCATCTCATAACAAACGTGTAATGGGTCGAACGGAGTTATGTCAACAAAGGTGGTGCCATCTTCACGCTTGTTAAGCATTGTGCGTCCTGCATACCATCCACGAAGAACTATATGGAACGCTAGCTGCTCTCTTACACTGGGTTGCCCGAATCTTTGCATTCGTTCATCGGCAAGGTTAAGCGCACCGATAACAAACTTCTCTTTGGAGCTACCGCCCGCTCGATCTGCTACCTCTAAGCTAAGAGGAACACGCACCGACATCTGGGCGTTTGATAAATAAGACATTATCTTGTCGGCAAGTATCTTGGGGGCGTTAGAGGTATAACTCTGGTACCCGGTTCCTGCGTCATAAGGATTCATACGGTATAGACCGTAATCGTTTTCCATTCGGGTTCGGCGTGTTCGGAACCCCGGCGAGTCCCAGACTTCTTCGATCTGGTCTACTAGGTCGTCGATTTTTGCCACGTTACCACCTGTTTACAGTAATTATCTTGGTCGAGCCTACAGCCCTAGCGTAGCCATAGTTTACGACAAGTCCGTAGGTTATTGCTTTAATGCCGTGGTTGAAAGCATCTCTAGGCTCCCTTCCAACAGTATTACCTTCCCTGTCTGTACGCCAAGTATAAACATGAATCTGCTCGTCGAACGGGTTCGCACACCCGCCCAATTCAGAGATTACACCTTTTACCTTGGGGTTGAAAATTATATTCGGCTGCTTATTAACAGGGTTTTCTTTTAAGAATGTGTTGAACCTTTCAACACCATCAAGTATCCCGACTCTCTCTGATTGCATATACAGGCTGGCCTTTTCAAGCCAAGTATCTACAGGGCGGGATTCCCCTATATTATGGGCTGCAACATCAATTACTCCGTGTTGAACATCGGGCCACCACGGGCGCATCTGGCAAATCTCTATGATCTCTTCAGTAATCTTCTCGCGTTCAAAGATTTCGTCGATAACCCTAACCTGTTCCCCAATAATTTGTACAGCCTCAACAGCATAGGCCGACTTTGTTACCTGTGAGTAGCCGGGGTCTACCCATAAATGAACTGGCTCACCCTTAATATATTCTGCCCTGTCCGATATATGTGACTGAACATCAAACATGTTGTGTACAAGTCCCTTCGGGGGCGCAGGCTTGCCCGCTACACGTTCATTAAACCAGTCTTCGGAGTGCAATCGCTCCAATGCCAGTATCTCATCGTCTTCCCTGCCATCAGGGTAGACCGCTTGGTTAGTCCAAGAGGGTAATGAGAAGGAAATAGCGTCATCGTCAGGATTAAAGTACTGCCAAGCCTCCCATTGGGACGGATACCAGCCCAATGACATCTCAAATGTACCTTCCAAGAACAGATACCCACGCTTCTCAGCAATTCTGCCTCTAAGCCTAAGGAAACTTTCGTAGTCAATCTGAGATGCCTCGCAAGCTACCACCATTCGCGGTGCTTCCATCGCAAGACTACGGTAATCATTGGCAGATTTCGTCTTGATGGTAAAAATACCGGGGTCTTCCTGCGTACCACAGGCAACAGACATCTCTCCGGGGTCGATTCGCTTGGTTTGCTTGACCAGAAAGCCCAATCTGCCAAGAATATCGGTCAGATAGTTCCATTCTGCACGGGTTCTCTCGTAGTCACGGGCTACAAGCCACACGATGTCGCCATTCTCGTACTCATCAAGGTGGTTGATGATCGAAAGCGCACCTAAAAAGCTTTTACCCGCACGCTCCCCGCCAGCAACAAGCTTAATCCTAGCCTTGTGGTCAAGAATCTGTTCCTGTTCCCGCCATGTACTGAACCCGGCAGCCTCAAGAATAGTATTCCGGTCTTCTGTAAGTAACAAATCGCCTCCTAAAAGCGCAAGCCCTTGATACTGGAGGCGATTCCATACCAAGGGCTTGGCCCGCCAAACCCTAATAACTAATAACGCGTACCCGTTACCAGCGATTGTAACCCTAACGAGGCCCCGGAGGAGAAAGCAGGCCCCGGATACGACAATGGGATGGCAATAACAGTTATAACACGCGTTAATGGTGAAAAGAGAGAGGGAAGGGGGGGACTATAGGGGGGGTTAGGTGAGAGTTCAACTAACAACCTCTTAGGGGTTGTTAGTTAAACCCACCAGAGAGGGTTAGTGGGGCATTGTAGAAGGAAGGGACTCCAGCCAGAAAATAAGCTGTCAAGGGGGTACCTACTACAACTATAACTACAACTACAACACCATACCCCCACCTATTACCATCATTACCTTCCCACACCCCAATCACTCCCCACCTCCCATGGGTCGGATGCATGAGTCAGTCAGCCCCTCAGCGTACGCGTCTACGCACTCACTGAGCCGAACTTGCAGCCTCCCCCACTTGCAAAGCAAGTGAGGGGTCTAGGCACTTTTGGGTCAGCCCAAGCGTAGCTTGGAGCCTCGTACGCGAGAAGGGCTGTCACAAGTGACAGATTCCAACTCACTGCTGTGATTGACCCTCTAGCTAAAGCTAGGCTAATTTCAAAAACTGGATTTGACGCTCTCTCCGTGCGCAAGGGCTTCGCCCCGTGTGAGAGAGGGGAGGAGTTTTTGGCACTTTGGCTGCCTCGCGCCCACGGGACGACGCGCACCACCGTGGGCGTTTTGCGAAGCAAAACACGCAGTGGCAACGCCGTCGGGGAAAATCGACAGGTCGGCTGATAGGGTTTTTGGAGGTCGCTGCACCGCTCGCCACAGCGTCCTGCCTACATACCCAAGGCGAGCGAACAGGAGTCCGAAATGCGAAGTCTACGACTTACCCCCAGCGAAGCTGAAGCCATGAGTCCTTCTCGACTTATGTCGAGAAAGATTCGACGTCCACTGCTTATAGCAGTGGCTATGAAGGCTGGTCTCACCAAAGGTGAGACCAAAGGTCTCGGAACCCGTCTTCTTCGAAGACGAATCGTCGATGCTTTAGCATCGTCCGATGGTCGCATTCCCAGCAAAGCTGGGAAGGTCAAAGTCACGTCAGGGTCTTTAGACCCTGCCATGATGCCAGCAGAGGGAATCTCCGATTCCCTCCTGCTGGACAGGAATGGCAATGCCCTAAAGGGCACTGCCAGACAAGCCAGAATCGACAAGTTGGAGCGAAGCTCCAAGCCAGTGGGCAAGAAGAAGGCTGCTAAAGCAGCCAAGGCAGCCAAGGCAGCTAAAGCTGCCGAGGCTGGAAGCCTTGAGGCTCGCATCGTCAGAATCGAAGATTCTGTCGAGACCATGGCTAAAGCCATGGCAGCCCTCACCGCTGCATTTGCCAGCTAAAGCTGGCAAGTCGCCCCAACCGTGGGTGGGCACTTGCCCACCCACCCACCCAAGTAGCTAGGAGTGCGTAATGAACTACTTCAAAATCCACTTAGTATGCCCAACTTGTGCCCGATCAAGTTGGCGAGTCTTGCACTTAGGCAAGCGTACTGGCAAGTTGCAGTGCTGCGCTTGCAAGTGGATCGGCACACTTGCACAAGCTAGCAAGTAGTCGAAACGGCAACGAAGTTGCCGTCTGTGGGAACTGACCTACCCGCACTGACGAGATTGGTCACAACTAGCAGACGCTTTAGCGTCAACAGGAGTGAGTTATGGGTACAACTACGTTGTATAAATCCGACACGATTGGAACGCACTTGGAACCTGCCTACTCAGGCGTATTGACAACTTTGGAAGTTGCCGATATTCGGAAATTCTTACGCAAGTACGGGTGGTTACGAGTGTGGTGGGGATTTCACCGAAATGCGAAGCATTTCAGTGGTGCCAAGATCAGGCAAGTTGCCTTGTTCGGGCACCCAGACGACGCAAGTGAGAATCGCAAGATTGTCACTGGTCAAACACAGTGCGAGCAAGTTGCTTGCACACAGTCATAGGAGTACGCAATTATGAACAGCGAAACACTAGCTTTACACCTACTTTGGCAACAGGAGCGCGAGTTTGAACTCGCACTCACTGGGCAACTAGTCGGAAAGGAGTCCACGTTCGTACTCGACCCTGACGGGTTCGACACAGGAGTGGTCGCAACTGAGGACGGTTGCGAAGTTGAACCAGACGGTACTTGCCAACACGGGCAGGTATCCCCACTCGTACGATTGGGGCTTGTATAACCAACTAGCCGAAACGCCGAGAGGCGTTCACTTGGGAGTGACCGCCCAAGTGCTGATGATGGCAGGTCACAAACTAGCATAGGAGTGGGTATGACTAACACAGGACTCGACCCGCGTTACGACGACGCGAACAATCCCGACTGGTATTGCGTACACGGGCAATACACTGGCAACTCGTGGGGGGCAGATTTTCTCTGCGGTATGTGCGAGGACGGGTACACCGAACGCATAACGTGTGTTGACGAGTGCGGATTCTGGACTTGGGGGCTACATGGCGAGAAAGTTCTTGCATGTGTGCCTAACCCAGAACGCACTAAGCAAGCGCAAGAGTACCGCATTGTTCGCAATCGAGCAAGGTGGGAAGGCGAGTACGCGAACCTACACGCGCACCTTCGGGAACTTGTAGCGTGGGAACAGGAGTACACACCCAAGCGCGTACACTGGTATCGACATCGTGACAGTCAATTCAACGACGTGTACACGTCGGGGAACATATACGAGCCATCGGGCAAGACATTCAAGCGCATATAGGAGGACACGTATGTATACAGTTGTAGATGAAGTAGGCAAGCACCGCTACTACGGCACAAGTTTGCGAGATGCTTTTCAAGTGTGGAGCGACATCGCCAAACGCGAGTTGAACGATAGGCTTGAGCCAGATGGTAGCGGGAACGTGATGACGGACATGGACTGTGGTGGGGGCAGCCAGTTGTATTTGGAAATCAGTGACCGAGTTTACGACTTGGTTTTCGACTCTGGTTGTGGTCGCTGCTGGGACTGCGAACCTGAGGACGAGTACAACCCAGCTACCAACAAGGCAGTGTTCCAATAGGAGTACATGATGAAAATGACTACCATACCAACGCCATACACTCGGATGGAAAACCTAATTGACGCACTTGTGCAGTCTGGGGTAGACGTACGAGTAAAGTGCTACGACTACAAGCCCGAACTGTGGCACAACGGTATGTACCAACTAACCCACGATCTAACGAGTGCTTGCAATGTCAAGGAGATTGTTTCAGTGGGGTTCAGTGGGACTCTTGACGCTGATCTCAAGTGCGAAGGGGGTGATGCGCGAGAGGAATGATTTTGGTTATTACCCCTTACCCTTTTCTCTCTTCTCTTTGAAAAAGAGAAGAAGAGAGAAAAGGGAAGGGGGGAGAAGATTTCGGTTTGATTTTTGGTTCGATAACAAGCACAAAAGGAGTGCATTATGGCATCTCGATTTGAGAAGCGACTTATCCTAGCGACATTGCTCGACATCAAGGTGGACGGGCAACCCAAGCACCAGCTTGAGGAGCAACTAGGTAAGCACAAGAACGCTGAACAGTTGCAAGTTGCTTATGTGGGTATCTCACGTAAGGTCAACGGCTTCAAAGGCAAGCCAGCTACTCGCGTAGCCAAGGCTGTCAAGGCGTTCGTGGCTGCTGAAAGCAAGTAGTCACAAGTGGGGGGCGAAGGGTTTAGCCTGTAACTAGAACCGCTTGCGGAAGTTGCAGTACGTGGGTTCGATTCCCACCGCCTCCACCAAGCTAAACACACGAAAACGTTCCATTACAACTGGGCGTTCTCGTAAAAGTTTAACGAGTAACAAGTGTTACCCGTATACATAACAAGTGTGAAGGAGTTTGCATGGTACTAGAGAACATCGAGTGGGAAACCGATGAAACAGGCAGCGAACATTGGGTCGCAAGCCAACACATAGGCACATTTGTACACGTAACAGATGTGATTGACAACAAGGACGTAC